ATTTTTCAAGTTTTCTCTTAATCTTTTTAGTTTCATTTTCTAATTCAAAGATAGAATCTTTATCTTGTTTAGTATTCGCTTTCATATAATGAATTTTTCTATGCAAACATCTAATTTCTTCATTAACAAATTGATTGTATAATATCGAATTCCACATATGATTTGTTCGATCAGTAGTATCATTTAGATATTCGGTCCATCTATTAGTTGTTTCAGTTTCTTCATCATTGTATTTATTAGGATCCATTTATAAATATACATATATTATTATAAATTATTTATTCAATAATTTTCTTAAAATCAGTCATTATATGTTTTATATATAGACGTTTATTAAATATATTTTATAAACAATAATAATATATGGATACAAACTATATTGAAAGATCAATCTACAAATACATGTCATTTAATAATAATGAAATTAACCTTAAATTTAATACCAATTTTTTAGGAAATACAAAATTTAGTAAAAATATTCAATTATCAAATAATAATATATTTAATTCATCTAAATTAGACTTACTTAATAAAAAAGAGGATATGTCGATTGAAGAAAATAAAGTTGTTATATATGGAAATAATGGCGAAATAAAAACAAATGAACTTTTCTGTAATAGTATTAATATTGGTAATACAACAATTAGTCTACCTGATTTGTCAGCGAACGTTGGTCAATTTTTATCAATAAATAATAATGGAAATTTTGCATGGACTGAACCAGATAAAGCAGGTATTAATTCATTAAATGGTTTAGTCGATGTATCAGTAGAAGAATCAGAAATTATTTTTGGCACTAAAGATATACTTTCTTGGAATCCATTTTTATCTAATAAAGTAGATTTAGGTAATTCTGTTAGACAATTCAAAGATATATATGTTAGAAGAATAATGGCATGTGATATTGATATCACTAGTTTCTTAGGAAGATCCGCAGTTGGATTTTGTGGAACACATGACTTGGCAACTTTTAGTCACTTTGATAATAATAATACTAACTCATTTTCAATTGCACAAACATCATTTGGTAATACAATTATTAATGCTAAACTAAATACAACAATTGATTTTAATATTGATAATAAAATAAAAATGCAATTAAATAACTCCGGAAACTTTATGATTGGTACAAATAATAAAGAAGCAAGATTAAATATAAGTGGTTTTAATAATATTAGTTTATCACTTGATTCTAATCTATTAATTAAAGATTCTATTTATTTTCATAATGATAATAGAAATAAAAAAAATATAACTAACTTGGATAATACAAAATCATTGGACATAATAAGAGGAATTAAAACAATAAAGTATACTAATATTGAAACTAACAATATTGAATATGGTATTAATTTTGACTTGTCCAATCAAGATACCAAAAATATGAATATTAAATTAAAAAATTTTATACCAAATATATGTGAAATTTGTACATTCGAAATTATCGGTAATGATAATGTATTAATATTTAATAACAAAAATACAAATGATTTAATTAAAAATAATAGTATATTACAAACTAAAAAAAGTGATGGTACAGTTATTATTGTTCAAATACTATCAATTATTAATTCTAAAAAAATTATTATTAATCAAGATTTGACATGGGATACTGATTATTTATATAATAGTAATGGACAAAAAATAGAAGATATAGATGGACCATCTACAATATTTAATAATAATATTTTTGTGTATGGTCAAGAAGTAGATGACTTTAATTTTTATAAAGAATCATCTATAATTAGTTTAAATACTTCTGCGATTAAAGAAATTGACGAAAAACTTTCTAATACAAACCATGAATTACTTTTATTACAAAGTAAAAACCAAGAACTTGATAAAAATACTAAAGAACTTGAATCTAAATTACTTAAACTAGAACAAGTATTTAAGAGTAGAGAAAGAGCTATGAAATTATAAATTTTTTGATATAATATTGATCCAATTACCTGCTTCGTATATAATTGAATCAATATTAAACTTTGGTACATATTTTTTAATTTCATCCTCTAGTTCACCTTTCGGATAAATTCGATAGTATCTATATAATATAGTATATTGTTCATCACCCTCTCTATTCTTCCAAGGAACCAACTCATCTCTTTTCATAAATTTTCTTTTTGAATTTAATGGTTGTTCCATAGCCCATACTTGAATAAATGATTTGCCATTTGGTTTTAATATTCGATACATTTCATTCAAAGCCTGTTGTCGGTCTTTTACATTATCTAAATGATGATATACTGCTATACAAATTATGTAATCAAAAGTATTATTTTCAAATGGTAGATCAATCATATTTCCCTGAATAACATGTCCTCCTTTTTTTGTAACAATATCACAAAGTTCTTGAGACATTTCTAATCCAATAATATCTATATCACTTCTATAAAATAGATTTCGACCATTTCCACATCCTATATCTAAAACTTTCGAATTAGGTGGTAAAGAGTTTATAAATTCAATAGTTGAAGGCCACGGATTAACTCTTGTTTTTGAAAAATTACTTGCATTTTTTTTATAAAATGTATTTACTGACTTTGTTTCAATAGATGTCATAATTATACTACTTATTTATTTTTAATAAATTATTCAATATTTATATATTACCGCTCTAAATCATTTCCATATATGGAATCAACTTAACTACAAATTTAATTATATAATATATAATGTCAAATAATAAAAAATTGATTAATAGTAATTATATTAAAGATATAAATAATAAAGAAATGACTGATAATGAAAAACAAAAAGTAGAAATAAGTAATAATGTTTCTAACAAAGAAGCATTGAAAGATAAAATTCATGAAATTCATAATTATCTTAGGAACAACGGTGCTGGTTATGGTATGAATGCTTTAAAGGTATTTAATCTTTTATATGGATTGAAAAAAATAGAAGAAAAACAACTATTAGATAAAGTAAAATTAAAAAGACCTTGTTGTGAATTTTCTTATTTACTAAAAATGGCAAATGAAGGTAAATATAATGAAAAATTATCAGAATTAATTTTTGGCGACGTTTTGACTTCAATTAAAAGAAGTGATATAGGTGATTTACTTTTTTATGAAATTCCACAAAATATTAAAAGTTCCGTATTTTCATATTTAATCAAAGAAATTAATAAAATTACAATTATTGAAAAAACATGCAACGTTTTATTATCAGGTAAAATATATGAATATTTTATTGGACGCGATGAATCAGCAATTAGTGAACTTGGTGCATATTTTACAGATAGACATATTGTAGATTATATTTATAAAAAATTAAATCCTGAAATTAACAAAGATGGTATGATTGATTCAATGATTGATATGTTCGGAGGTTCAGGTGGATTTACAACCGGTTACATTAATTATTTAAATAATAAATATAATAATATTAATTGGAAAAATAATATTAATAACATATATCATTATGATATGAATGAAGATGTTGTTAAATCTGCCGGCTTAGAATTCTTTTGTTTGACAGGTGTATTGCCAGATTTAAATAATTTATCGTATAAAAATTCATTCACCGATAATTTTAATGATCAAAAGTTTATGAATATTATTACAAATCCACCGTACGGTGGTGATAAAGTAAAACAATCAGATGCACAAATAAAGAAAAAGAAAATTAAAGAATATATTAAAAATGAATTAAATACATTGAAAGATGAATTTAAAATTAAATTAAGATTGAAACAAGTTAAAAAATTAGAAGATCAAGAAAAACAAGATAAAAAAGACAGTAATAAAACAAAAGTGTCAGTTGAAACATGTAGTCAGCGTATTATAAAATATGCAAAGGATAACAAATTAACTGGTAATGATAAAGAAAGTTCATCTTTAATTTTATTAATGGACATGCTAGATGTTAACGGAACATGTATCGGAGTTTTAAAAGAAGGAGTATTTTTTAATAAAACTTATAAAGATCTACGAAAATGTTTAATTACTAATTTTAATGTAAGAGAAGTAATTAGTGTTCCTCAAGATCAATTTGAAAATACATCAACTAAAACATCAATTGTAATTTTTGATAATACAGAAGAAAAAACAACAAATGTCAAGTTTTCAGATTTAATTGTTGAAAAATACGAAGAAGATAAATTTGAAGATATTAATGATGAAATTGTATTAACTGAAAGTAAAGGTGATATAAAAAGTATAAGTGACAAAGAAATATCATCTGCATCAAAAGAAGAATTATTAGAAAATACTATTTGTTCTTTGAATGGAAAAGATTATAATAAAAAAGTAATCATTTGCGGCGATGAGTATGAACTTAAAAAAATAGGTGATATTTGTGAAAGTCAAAATGGATATGCTTTTAAAACAGAAGATTATAAAAAAATAGGTATTCCATTAATTACAATAACACATATTAAAAATGAACAAATTCAATTTAATAATAATAATTTTATAGAAGAAAATAGTAAATATGATAAATATAAATTAGAAAAAAATGATATTGTTATATCATTAACTGGTAAAAAACCAAAATTATGTTCAATTGCAATTAATAATAGCGATAATAAATTATATTTGAATCAAAGATGTGCATTGTTACGAAATTTTATAGGAATAAATAACTATTATTTTGTATCTATCTTTAATGGGTTTTTATTAAATTATATTAATGAAACAGTTGGTAATGGGTCTAATCAAGAAAATGTGTCATTGACAGATATATTAAATATTAAAATTCCAATTCCAAAATCAACTAAGAAAATAAAATCATGGGTAGATAAAATATCAAATCCATATGATAAAATGAATGATAGTAAATTAAAGATCGAGACATTAGAAACAAATATTAAAAATAAAATTATTGATATTGCCGAAAATGAAGAATGTGATGAATTAAATTTTGATGAGGTATTACAATATGCGCGCAAAAAAAATAAATATCGTGCGGCTGATGGGAAAAATATTGGTAAATATAGATTTTATACATCAAGTCAAGATAAAATCTTATATAGAGATGATTATGAATTTGAAGATGAACATATATTAATCGGGAGAGGTGGGGTTGCTTCATTACATTTGTCATCAAAATTTTCAGTTTCTCATGATGATGTATATGTATTGACTACCAATAAACAAGAATATAGTTTAAAATATATATATAATTATATCAAAATTAATATTAAATTAATTGAAGACAGTTTTAAGGGTTCAACAATTAAACATAGTTCAAAAACTGCATTATCTAATATTATAATTAAAATACCAAAAAATAAAAAATTAATTTCAAAGTTAGAACCATTATTTGGTGAAATAGAAATACTTCGTGTTGAAAATAAAAAGGCTGAAGAATTATATAAACAATATATTCAAGAATTATCAGAAGAAGCAATACCCAGTAAACAACAAAATGTAGAAGAACTTCAAAAAAATATTATACTGACTAAAAAAATTAAAATTAAAACTAAAAAAAATAAACAAGTAATGCAATCATTAGATATATAATTTGCAATTGTATGATTTAACGCCTTTCTTTATTAATCTTTAATTCATAATTAATATTAGAAAAATTCTTATAAAAGTCTATTGGTTCATTTGGTAAATTACTATGTTTTTTACATAATTCGTAATAATCATCCAATGATTCTATATTTTTATCTTTACAAAAAATTATCCAATCATTCTTATCTTGAATAAATATCTTGGTGTTAATCCCCATAAAATCATACCAATTTGTCCATACACCTTTTGAATTAAAATATTCTTCGGGATTTTTAATATACATTTTATGTTTATTTTCTATTGCAATATCTGAATAATCTTCTTTAGATTGAATATTTAATTCTTTATTTAATTGTTTAATATAATTAAATTCATCTTGGTCTTCTGTACATTTTGAATCAAGTGATTTACTACATCTTAGTCTCAATATAATTTTAATTAATTCATCTTGATTTTCAATTATATCATGATATTGTATTTTTTCTTGTTGGTCATTAGATAATTTATAATCTGTATTATTTAATGAAACTACATTTATTTTTTGTTCAATAGTCTCATCCACATTTCTAATTTTAGCAATAATTTTTCTACATTTATCAAATGATTCATTGTCAGTAATAAAATTATCTGTATCAATATACGGAATAATTACATACGCTTTTTTATCTGGAAAATTACTATCTAATCTATTTGGTCTCAATGTTGACTGTACTATTCTAATATCTGATTCCATATTCTCACAAAATACAACACCATTTAACTTTGGACAATCAAATCCTTCGCCAAAAATATAAACACTTGATATAATACCCCATGATGCTTTTTTAAATTTAGTAATTTCACCTTCTTTAACTGAACCATCTGGTAATTTAATATCATTCAGTTCTTCTGAACTTTTACTATGCAATGACTTGTTATAATAATTTTCTTTATTGATATTTATTATATTTAATTCAAGAATAACATCAATATATCTTTTAACTAATTCAGCATTTTCTGTCTTATTTGTATAAATAAGAATATGTGTCAAGTCATTATATTTTTCAATTGATTTTAAAGACATGAAAGCAGATAAAAATAAATTTTTATTATCCATAATCGAATTTTGAATTTCCTTGTTCTTACCTAAATTTAAACTATTAATAATATTATTAATTTGATCTTCTGTATTTTTTAGAATTACTAATTTATAGTCAGTAATTTTTTTATTTTCAATTGCCCAATTTATTGTTTTACAATCAATAACTTTACCAAATATTTCTGTATCATCCATCGAATATATACTATTTGGTAAATATTTATTCATTCTGTTGTTTTCAATTACTTTTTCTGTTGCTGTCATAAATAATGTTTTATTTGATTTTATTTTATGAAATGACTCTTTTGTTTTTTCACAATCACTTCCAACTAAATGATGTGCTTCATCTCCAATTTTAAAATCAAATTTAATATTTAATAATTTACTGCAAGAATCATAAGTAGTAATTAAAAATTTACAATCAATTGATTGTTTATTAACAAAATCATTTATATTTTCTTCTTTTGTTGTTGATTCTATTATATAATTTTCATTCTTTTCTCTTTCACCACCAATATATAATATATTTTTATGATTATTGTATATTCTCATTATTTCATTTTTCATTTGTTTTTGTAAATATATACTTGGAACTCCAATTACAACTAATTTACAGTTTAACTTTTGAGTTATTAGTATACCCAATAATGCTTTACCTAGACCACATGCCCATAAAATTCTACATATATCATTATTATCATAAAAATTTTCTATCTTATCTAGTATTTCTTGTTGATAATAATATGGTGTAAATGTATTATTATTAATAAGTTGAATTTGATTATTATTTTTATTTGGTTGAAATGTATCAGGATTATTATCATAATATTTTCTATCAAAATTATGTGTATTGTGTACTTTATAATTAATCTTTCGTTTATCTAATATGTTGATTATTGTTTGATGAAATTCTTTATTATTATTACAATAAAAATATTCAGTTTGAAAAAAATTATTTCTTTTATCTTTATGTAATTGTAATACTTCATTCTCAATCACTAATATTTCATCTCGTGATAATTTATCTAGAAATTCATAATAATATATATATTTGGAATCATTGAATATTGTTAAATAGTCAATCCATCTATATTCTAGTCTCATAGACATTCCAAATTTTATTGTTTTATCTTTTACTAGTTGATTAGTTATTAATAAATATAAACCTATCATTATAAATATATGATCTATATAAAATAGATATATAAATCAATTTTTCATGAAATAAATATTATGATTAAATAAAATATGAGATAACTTAATTTTCTAAATTACTATAAATGTTTAATAAAGTATTTTTTATATTATTTGTATTATTACTAATTATTATTTGTAATATGCAACATATAGAATTATTTACAGATAATAAACCAATTATATTAATAACAGGGACTACCTCAGGCATTGGCAAAGCATTTGTTGAATCAATAGATAAAAAATACAAAGTTCTAATTCATGGAAGAAATTGTAATAAACTTGCAAATATGGTAAAAGTTTATAAAAATAAAGGTATGGATATTGAATATATATGTTATGATTTATCCAAAAAAGATAATATTACAAAATTTAATAATGAAATCAAATCAAAGTATAAAAAAATAGATATTCTAATTAATAATTTTTATGATAGCTCACATGAAGAAGACATTAGTTATCAAATTAATACTAACTTAACAAATACTATTTTATTAACTAAAATGCTTTCAAAAAATATTAATACAGGTGGTACAATTATTAATATTAGTAGTGGATTATCTAGAAATATTCAATATGGAAATAACTTTATATCTACTTATACAATTATTAAAGACTCTCTTGAAAAGTTTACTAAAATATATTCATCAAAATTATATCCTAAAAAAATTAGTATAACATGTTTAAGAATTGATGATAGTTATAAAAGCAAATTAACTAATAAATTCTTGAAAGATTACCAGCTTAAAAATCCAAATGAAATTGTCGAATGTCTTAACTATATCATCTCAAAAAAATGGAACGAAACAACGGGTAAAATAATATTATCATCCTCTTTAATTAATAATTCAATTGTATCTTTACTTGATACCGAATATAACTTAGCTGATTATGATTTTAATACTCTTTTTAAACAGGATAAAAAAATATTAGGAGAAAACTGTATTGGGATGTCTAAAAATATAAGTACACTTTTAAATGATAAAACTGACTTTACTAAATATGTTTCTTATACAGGTGAATTACAAAAATATTTGGCAAACAAGTATAAGGTTAAATCAAATAATATATTATTTCATAAAGGGACAATTAATTTCCTTGATAAAATTATAAACTTATTTGTTAAAGATGAACACCATATTATAGTATCATCTGATACATGGGGTGTATTTACAACATTATCAAATAATAATAATAAAAGAATAGTTAGAGTTCCATACAAAATAAAAGACAAATATGTAATTCAAGATTATAATAAAATTATTGACTCTATTTCATCTAGTACCAGGATGATATATTTAATATCACCAATATTTAAGAAAGACTTTGATAAATTTCTTAAAAATATTCCTGATAATTTAATTATTGTTATCGATTTCTGTTATAATGACTTTTATCCATATTTACTTAATAATGAAAATCCTATAATTGACATGGGATATTGTATCAATTCTAAAAATAAAATTATTGGTGTTAATACTTTCTCAAAGTTCTATTCGTTACCAGGACTTAATTTTAGTTTTTCAATAACTAATTCAAAGATGAATGAGTATATTAAACCACATTTTCATTATCCTATCTCAAATTTTATAGAACTAATATCATTATATGCATTAAAAGATACTACAAGGAATGAGTATACTGTAAATTATTATAAGAATGAGAAAAATAGAATAAGAAATAAATTAAATAAATTAAAAGTACCATTCTATTATGCATATCAAAATTGTATATTTATTTTTATAAACAAATCAGAAAAAGAAATAAGTAAATTACTAGAAAAAAATAATATTAATTTAGATATTGTTATTAGTAATAATTATATTATGATTCCTATATTAAATAAAAAACAGAATGATATATTATTATCTATTATAATTAATTCGACTTTGCGTGGCATGTTATAAGTATAATATAAATTTAAATATTATAACTTTGTTTTCATTTTTCATATTCGGTTAATGTTTTTACACCTTTTATTTTTATACACTTTATAAATTATATCAGTTTTATCTAAATCTGTCTAATTAGTATATAAAACTATATAATTTATATAGTTTTATATAGGTTTGCGTAACAGTTAGACTACTCTATTTTAGGTACTTTTTGCATTATTTATTCCATGCCAGTTATACTATTTTCTTTAGTTTCAATTAATATTTTCTGGTCAAAGAATTTATGATGAATACCCAAATATGGTTTTAATAGTTTTACTTTTACTTCTTCTGGCTTTGTAATAACAATTTCACCGTCTTCATTTGTTAGTAACTTTGGTAAAACATTTGTTTCGACTAAACTGTTTGTTTGTTTTATATTATCGGTTGACCATGATGATTCAAATGGTTTATTATGGGTCATATCTATAGTTTCAGTTGTAATTATCTTACATAGATTATCCAAATAATTAGTATCTTCTAATAGATAGTCATAGTTATTATTCGCGCTACCATGGGTTATCTCATCCATACTTAAATATCGTAGTTTAAAAGTAATATTTTTAACATTTATTTCTTCTTTTCCCAGTGAAACAGGAATGTTCCATAGATAATTTTCTGGAATATATGTTAGATATTTATAAAATCTATCTGATTTACTATCAATACTGTCTTTTTCTTGGTAGAATAATGATTCATCGAATGTATTTATTGATGGTAAAAATATATCTCTTAATTGCTTCAATGGTTCATTTAATAGAGTTTTGAATAGTATACTATATTTACTAGTTCCAGATTCAATCTCGTTATTTGCTTCATCGCTTAATTCTTTCGTCATATTATGTTTCTTAATTGGTTGATAATATTTATTTACAATTGTTTCATAATTTTTTATATCCATTAGTTGGTTAAAATCAGGTGCTAAATGTATAAATTCTGTTGTTTTATTATTAAAAAAACTCATTGTTATTTCTAATAATGGTTTTATTAATGCATAAAGTTCTTTTTCATCTTCTTTTGGGTCTATAATATATTCAAAATTATTATCAATATATTTGACATTACCTTTGACAATTATTTTTTGAATATCTTCTAATGTAATCTCTGGTAGACTGTTCTCTTTTCTATTAGTATTTAATTCAATAAAGTTTTCTTTATTAATATTTAAATTTAAATTTACTGTTTTTTCAAGTTCGGCTTCGTCTATATTATATTCTAAATCGAGTGCTAATACTCTTGGAATGGACATTATTAGATAGTATCAAGTAGTTTTTAAGCTATTTCTGATATATTTTTTCTAACGTTTTAATAATGTCTAAATCAAAATATGAAATTATAGTTACTAATAATCATAATATATTATTTGAAGTTAGTGACTCATCTGGTGAGATTTTTCTTAATGGAAACTCTTTAACAGATCCAAGTTTCAACTCAATTAGAACTATAGGTGAAAATTTTGTAGTTGATAATAGTGGTAATCTAACAATGCAAGGTAACCTTAAAGTTGAAGGATCAAATACTCATCTTCTAACTACTAATTACTATGTCAAAGATAGTTTATTTGAATTAGGACATGATGCATCTGGTATACCAAATGATTACGGTGGTTTTGTTATTAATAGAGGAGACTTAAGTGCTGTATCATTATATTGGGACGAGAGTGCTAACACATTTAATATGGGATTAATTAATTCTTACAACCCGCTTGAGAATACATTGCAATCGAACAAATCATTAATATTTAATATATTAAATATTGATACCGATAAACATGTTACATTTGATTTTTCAAACCAAGAAGCAACTACTTATTTATTTCCATTCATTGGTGATGAATCTGAATGTATAATTATTACCGATAAAAATTTAAACAATATTAGTGATCTTACTCTTGATACTCTAACAGTAAATAATCTTGCAGCTTTTTTAGGAAATGTTCAATTAGGAGATGAACGATCTGATAATATTATTTGTCAAGGTACATTTAAATTTAGTAACGAAACTAATGATCTAGTTAATAATTTATCAAGTAATAAATTTTTGAACCTTATTTCAGATCCAACTGATAATAGAACAATGGTTATTCCAGATTTATCTGGTACACTCGTTGCTCAAAATGACTTGGGTAATTGTGATATTTCCAGCAATATTATAAATTTTGGAATGTCAAATAATACTGATATACAATTTTATTATAAAGGTGGGACTTCGTCAGGTCAAATAAATTGGGCAGATGGTGAAGATTTGTTTCAGTATATGGATGATATATCAATGAATTCATCAGAAAAAATACAATTTAGAGATTCTGATTTATATATACATTCTTCTATTGACGGTCAATTGGATCTTAGTGCTGATTCAAAAGTAAAATTAACTGCACCTATAGCTGAAATACTAGCATCTACTAGTATAGACTTGTCTACTAATACTATTAATTTTGGTTCTACTAGCAATGTCGATACAGTATTAAATTTTAGAGGTGATACTAATACGGGTACATTTAAATGGATGGAAGACGAAGAATTATTTCAGTATATGGATGATATATCAATGAATTCATCAGAGAAAATACAATTTAGAGATTCTGATTTATATATACATTCTTCTGTTGACGGTCAACTGGATCTTAGTGCTGACTCAAAAATAAAATTAACTGCACCTGTAACTGAGATATTAGCATCTACTAGTATAGACTTGTCTACTAACACTATTAACTTTGGTTCTACTAATGATGTCGATACGGTATTAAACTTTAGAGGTGATACTAATACGGGTACATTTAAATGGATGGAAGACGAAGAATTATTTCAGTATATGGATGATATATCAATGAATTCATCAAAAAAAATACAATTTAGAGATTCTAATTTATATATACATTCATCTTCAAATAATAAGTTAGATTTAAGTGCACAAGAAGTTAATATTAGTGATAATCTAACAATTGGAGGAATATTTACATTAGGAACTCAAAATGAATTTACTATAACAGAATCTTCTAATGATATATATATTAGAAACAATGAAATTGGCAAAAATATCTCATTTTATGTAAATACTAATAATATTGATACTGAAATTTTTAAAATAAATGGAATTTTATCATCATTACAGGTAGTTAATAATAAGCAGTTACAATTTAGAGATTCTGATTTATATATACATTCTTCTGTTGACGGTCAACTGGATCTTAGTGCTGACTCAAAAATAAAATTAACTGCACCTGTAACTGAGATATTAGCATCTACTAGTATAGACTTGTCTACTAACACTATTAACTTTGGTTCTACTAATAATGTCAATACGGTATTAAACTTTAGAGGTGATACTAATACGGGTACATTTAAATGGATGGAAGACAAAGAATTATTTTATTTTATGGACGATATTTCAGGACAGGCTATAACAATATCTAATCGATTAGATGTTTCAGGAATAACTAATATACATGCACAAGTTGATATATCAGGTAGAACTGGTTTAATTAATGGTAAAATTAATGCGGTTGATATCGGTTATGATTTATCTGGTAAAGGTGCATTTACAGATTTATCTGCTACTAATTTAAATTCTGTTAATATCGGGTATGATTTATCTGGTAAAGGTAAATTTACTGATTTAGTTGCGACTGATTTATCGGCACAAAGAACTGATATTAAATATAAATTAGATGTTTCAGGGACCGCTAATATACATGCACAAGTTGATATATCAGGTAGAACTGGGTTAATTAATGGTAAAATTAATGCGGTTGATATCGGGTATGATTTATCTGGTAAAGGTAAATTTACTGACTTAGTTGTTACTGATTTAAATTCTGTTAATATCGGTTATGATTTATCAGGTAAAGGTACATTTACAGATTTATCTGCTACTAATTTAAATTCTGTTAATATCGGTTATGATTTATCTGGTAAAGGTGCATTTACTGATTTATCTGCTACTAATTTAAATTCTGTTAATATCGGTTATGATTTATCTGGTAAAGGTAAATTTACTGACTTGGTTGCAACTGATTTATCTGCACAAAGAACTGATATTAAATATAAATTAGATGTTTCAGGAACCGCTAATATACATGCACAAGTTGATATATCAGGTAGAACTGGTTTAATTAATGGTAAAATTAATGCGGTTGATATCGGGTATGATTTATCTGGTAAAGGTGCATTTACTGACTTATCTGCAACTGATTTAACAATTAATAATCTTGTTGTTACTGGCACAACTACAGGTTTAACTGGTGCAACAACAACTACTTCAAATAAAGGTATAACCTTTACATATAAAAATGGTTCAATAGATGATAGTATTTATTACAATGTATCTGGCGTGATTGCTAAACCAGAATCTATTTCATGTGGTAATGCTCACTCAGCCGTATTATTAAATACAGGAAAGGTTCTTACTTTTGGATCAGGGGATAATGGGAGATTAGGTGACGGACAGACAACTGATCGTACTTCACCATATGGAGTAACTAATGCATCTGGATATGATTCGACTAATGCCGTTGCGATTTCATGCGGTTATTTGCATACAGCGATCTTATTAAATACAGGAAAGGTTCTTACTTTTGGAAATGGAGGTAATGGAAGATTAGGTAATAATGTAACTAATGGAAACTATTCTTCGCCTACCGCCGTATCGGATGCATCAGGATATGATTCGTCTAATGCCGTTGCGGTTTCATGTGGTCAAGCTCATACAGCCATCTTATTAAATACAGGAAAGGTTCTTACTTTTGGATTAGGAGGTGTTGGTCGATTAGGGAATAATGTAACTAGTGGTGAATTTTCTTCACCTACTACCGTAATGGATGCATCCGGATATGATCATACTAATGCCATTGCGGTTTCATGTGGCGATCAACATACAGCCATCTTATTAAATACAGGAAAAGTTCTTACTTTTGGAAATGTAAATAATGGGAGATTAGGTGATGGACAGACGACCACTGATCGTACTTCCCCTACTGCTGTAGTGGATGCATCCGGATATGATTCTACTAATGCAGTTGCGGTTTCATGTGGTAGTAAACATACAGTCATCTTATTAAATACAGGAAAGGTTCTTACTTTTGGATGGGGTGGTAGTGGTATGTTAGGTAATAATTTAACTAGCGGTGACTTTCCTTCACCTACTACTGTATCGGATGCATCGGGATATAATTATAGTAATGCAGTTGCAATATCATGTGGCAATTATCATACAGCGATCTTATTAAATACAGGAAAGGTTGTTACTTTTGGATATGGGGCGAATGGTCGATTAGGTAATAATGTAACTAGTGGAAGCTTTCCTTTACCTATTGGCGTAACGGATGCATCTGGATATGATTCTACTAATGCAGTTGCGGTTTCATGTGGCGATTATCATACATCCATCTTATTAAATACAGGAAAGGTTGTTACTTTTGGATCTGGGGCGAATGGTCGATTAGGTAATAATGTAACTAGCGGAAACTTTTCTTTACCTATTGGTGTAACAGATGCATCAGGATATCTTTCGAATAATGCACTTACAGTTTATAAACATACAATTAATACTGGTTTTAATTTATCTCAGAAATTTTCAGGTGGTATACAAGACTATTTTAATCAAATGACTAGTATCAAAAAACTAAATAATTATGAAAGATCATTTATTTATGATAATAGTGATATTTCTATAACCACTACATTACCTGTTAATAATTCGTCATTTAGTAAATCAACTACTAATTTAAGTTCTGTTAATATCGGTTATGATTTATCTGGTAAAGGTAAATTTACTGACTTGGTTGCAACTGATTTATCTGCGCAAAGAACTGATATTAAATATAAATTAGATGTTTCAGGAACAGCTAATATACATGCACAAGTTGATATATCAGGTAGAACTGGTTTAATTAATGGTAAAATTAATGCGGTTGATATCGGGTATGATTTATCTGGTAAAGGTGCATTTACAGATTTATCTGCTACTAATTTAAACTCTGTTAATATCGGTTATGATTTATCTGGTAAAGGTAAATTTACTGATTTATCTGCTACTAGTGCTATTTTAAGTACAGCTAATATTAATGGAGGTACGATTGATAATACTATAATTGGTGCATCAGCTGCTGTAGCCGGTACATTTACTATTTTAAATGTAACAGATTTATCAGCATCAAACACTGGTTATATAAAAGATTTATCT